TATCCGATATGCAGGATGACTACAAGGAACTGCTGGCCATTGAAACAGCCAAGGAGTCAACCCGCAAGGCTAACCAGGAATTCAACCAGCCAAAGAATATGATCCATGCCGGTAAGGCGGAGGCAACCCCTGACACCAAGACCATTGGCCAAAAGATCATGGAAAGCAAGGCGGTCAATAAGAACACGCCGGTTGATATTGACATTGACCTGAAAACTCTGTTCCAGACCAGCGCTGGCTGGGCACCGGAAAGCCTGCGTGAGCCACGGGTCATTGACTACGCCGTGCGTGCGCTGATGGTAACCGATTTTATCCCCAGCATCCCGACCAGCCAGGCAGCGGTGAAATACATGGAGGAGACCACTTTCACCAACAACGCTGCCGAAGCAGCCGAGGGTGCGGCCGTTGGCGAAGCAGCCCTGAAACTGTCCGAAAGGTCACAGACCGTTGAGAAGGTCGGCACGTTTATCCCGATTACCGAGGAGCAGCTTGAGGACGTGCCCGCCGCCCAGGCATACATCAATAACAGGCTTGGGTATATGGTGCTGGCCAGGCTTGACAGCCAGGTCCTGAACGGTGATGGCTCAACCCCGAACCTCAAGGGCACCCTGAATATCGGCGGCAGCCTGCAGACCCAGGCCAAGGGCTCTGACCCGACCCCTGACGCTTTTTACAAGGGTATGGTTCTGGTCAGGACTGTAGGTTTTGCCCAACCAAGCGTCATCTTCATTAACCCCAATGACTGGCAGGATATAAGGCTGTTGAGAACTGCTGATGGCATCTATATATTCGGCAGCCCCAACGATGCTGGCCCTGAAAGGCTGTGGGGTGTTCCCGTTGTTCAGACAACCGCCGTGGTTGAGGATACAGGCATCCTGGGCGATTATGCCAACTACTCCGCCCTGTATATGCGGCGCGGGATTGAGATTGAAATGTCCAGTGGCTACAGCGATTACTTTGTGAAAGGTAAGTTCGCTATGAAGGCAACTATGCGCTGTGCCATGGTGCATTACAGAACCAGCGCGTTCTGCACCATCACGGGCATTTAGTCCCAACGGGGAAACAAAATAACAAACCAGGGCGACATGAGCCGCCCTGGTGGTGAGGTAAGAAAATGGGAATAATTGAAGGATCAATCAGCCGAGCAGTATCACCGATAAGCACGGGTGTTATCTATTACGTTGATAGTGTCAACGGCAGTGACAACAATTCTGGCCGTGGTGATTGGGATTGGGCATTTGCTTCAATAGGGGCTGCCCTTGATGTAGCTGTGGCCGGAGACGTCATCTATGTGGCCCCTGGTGATTATGAGGAGGAAGGGTTAGAGGTCACAGTTGATAACCTGAAAATCCTGGGCTTGGGCGTGACTGGCCTAACCAGAAATAGCCCACTCCTAATCGGTTCGGGTGATACTATTCTGAAGGTCAACGGTCACAATTGTGAAATATCGGGCCTTGGTTTTGTCCAGACTGGTGCTTATCCCGCTGTCTTTGTGGCAGAGACGGCAGCCAAATGGCGGGCTTACATTCACGATTGTTACTTTGATGGCTATGGCACTTGCACTTATGGGTTGCAGCTTGGTGCCGCATCGGGTAATGGTGAAGCTGTGGGCGCCCGTGTTGAGAAATGCAAGTTTATCTCTATGGCTACGGCTTGCATATACAACAACAGCGAGAACACTCTTATCAAGGATTGCATCTTCCAGGTTGCCACAGGCACAATAGGGATTCTTGATGTACCTGACGGTGGGAGCAGACCCGACAGGTGGTATATCAGAAACCACTTTGCTACAATTGACAACACCAATGCCATTGGCATCAGTTTTTCAAACACGCCGACTGCAGGTTATGTCTATTACGCCTGGAACACTTTTGTCAACTTTGCCGATAAGACAAAATGTGCGTCACTTCGCGCAGGTTACATGGGGCCAAACTACGATGACAATGCCCTGCTTGCGGCGTAAAAGAAAGGAGGTAATCAATGAAGTGCAAGCATCCATACTATCGTTATGATGGGTTAGGTGTGCTACGGTGCACCACATGCGGTGAGCCGTCACCAAAGGAAGGTGTGCACCTCGGGGACCCGACAGCCAAAGCGTCAGAGGTCATTGAGGACAAGGTGATGGCGACTCACGAAACCAAAGGCGATGAGGAGAAAATTATACCGCCGGAGGTGAAGCGCGAGAAAACGGTAGTCAAAAAAGGGAAGTAATGCCTGCCCGTTCGGGTGGGTGTTACCTCCTTTTCAGGCCCCTGGGTGAGCACACATCCAGGGGCCAACAATATAGGAGGTGACAAATGACTAATCAAAAAGTGCAAAGCGATATAGGTGGTGGTGTTGAGGTAGCCTGGGCGGCAGTTCATAAAAACGCCAAGGGCGAACTGATCTGCGGCCAATTGAAGCGCGGTCGGTGGTTTAATTACTTCCTGGGCAGGTGGGATGACAAACGGGCTGTTTATTGTGAGCAGCATAGAAATGATCCCGTTCCGTACTGTTTCAGGGCGGGCCAGTTTTCAATTAAGTCAATTCTATTCACTTTCAAATTGATGGCCCAGGGTGTATGGCATGGGTTGTAGGAATTGCCCTATCTGCGGGCGTCCGAAGGATTGCCAGGATGAGCTTTGCATTGTTTGCGAACTCAAGGGCCGAGTCAAAGACAAAGCCCAAAATATAATCAGGCGAATCACAGGAGGCACTAATGAAAAAAGTGTTGGACAAAGACCTGGAAAAGAAGATCACGGGAATGAAGCCCGCGGAGGTTATAGAATTACTACGCGAATTACAGGACGGCAGCGGCATCAAAATCTGCCAGAACGTGACCAAAACTGACGCGGCTTATCGGGAGGTCAAGTAATGTCACAGACACAGAAACCTACCAAGCTGGGTTATGGTGAACTTGGGCGATTGGTAGCTGGCGAGGCGGCCAGCGCCATGAAGTCAATCGTTGGGTTGACTGGCGCCTGCACGGCGTCAGAGGATTCAACATTCGCTAACCCTGGCGGAGCCACTAAGCTGGCTGCCAATGGGTTTACTTTAGCCGATGCTGACAGCGTAGTCAGTAGCCAGACCAGTGTGACGGATGACACTGTTGAACTTGACCATGTATTTACCGCTTCCGGCTCACAGTCAGTGTCAGGCTTTGCCGTTGAGAATGATGACGATGACGTGGTTTATGCCGAGTGCTGTTTCAATGCAGCCTTGAGCATGGAAAGCGGCGACACGCTGACTTGTGAACTCAAGATGCAGTTCAAGCTAGGAAGCTAATGGCCACACTGGATAGTGTAACCGGCAAGACCCGTGATCATTGGGAATTGCACCTCAAGATGGCTCTGGCCGACTGTGCCGTTGGCAGCACCAACAGGGAACAGGTGTATAAATGGCTGTCAGGCCAGAGCGATCTGCCTAACCTCAAGCATCCATCTGACTTGCACGATTGGCTTGAATACCCGGAGAAACGCGCCTTCCTGGAAGCGCATGGAGATTTGATAACTTGAAGATAACGCACTTATTTGAAAGTCCTAAAGCTGACGGCGATGACGAGACCGTTGTGTGCCCGTCTGATTGGAATGACGAACATGTTATTGAGCTTGTGCAGATACACCTGGCCAAGAGTTCAGCAACTGAGAACATTGGCGGCTCTAACGGCACAAAGCAGCAAATAGCCTGGGATAGTGAACTGCGCAAGGACACGGGCTTCACTCACAGCAATGTAACCAACAACTCACGCATCCAGGTTGATGCTGATGGCAGGTATAGAGTGAGGGCAACCGTTTCAGGTCTTAACTCTGGTACTAATCGTATCACTAATATGCTCTATATCAGAGTGAACGGCTCAACCGAAATTAAGCGTTGTGTGGCCCGAAACTATTCCAGAGGTTCTAGTTATAATGATATGTCTATGAACATCAACACTGATATTGACCTGAATAATGGAGACTACATTGAAATACAGACAGAGGTAGATGATGCCGATGCAACTTATACGGTTACCACATATACCGACCAGTGTGAATGTATAGTTGAAAGGGTTGAATAATGGCTGGCGAGTTTGTCCAGGAGGATGCGTTTCAAGCTGATGCGTTCCAGCAGTATAATGCTGATGTCACTATTGATGACAGCATTGATAATGAACTCCACGCTGGGCAGGTTAGGGGTGGACCTTACTGGAAGTCGGCTTTAATCGGCTACATTATTTATATTGATGGAAACCACGAACTGGTCTGGTCAAAGACAACCGATGGCGGGGCTAATTGGAGCGCCGCCGTGGAATTTGGCTTTGATTCTATAGTGGCAGTTGATGCTTGGGCAGATTGGCAGACGCCTGGTGATGAAGGCACAGTTATACATATCATCTGCCATTCATGCGAATCAAATAATGTTGAATATGTCTGGCTTGATACCAGCGATGACAGTGACGGCTCTGATACGATTGTGGCCTGCCAGGGCACAGGCTCATTTCAGACAACGATTGCCAGGGCCTATAGTTTTTGCACGATAAGCAAGACCTGCGGCGGGAATATAGTTGTTGTTGGCCGTTACCATGATAATGCCGATACGAACCACGAATATGCCTATAAATCGGCAGACGGTGATACATGGACAAGCATCACCTCACCGCTTGAGGGCAACGATGATGATACATTCTTGGCGTTCCCTGCTAATTTGACTGACGAGGATGACTGGTGGCTGTTGTTTCACGATAGCAATGTATATGATTTATCACTCAAAACATATGATGACTCTGGCGATAGCTGGGATGAGGACACTATAGACGCCGATATTGTGAGCATCACCACTTACATAGTATTTGGCGGGGCTGTCAGATTGAGTGATGGCCACTTGATTGTTTGTGCCTGGACTGAATGGGACAGCGCCACGTCAGACCTCAAGTGCTGGGATATTACTGATGGTGATACCATTACGGCTAAAACGAATGTGCGTGAGAACTCGGCTGAAAGCTTCCAAGCGGCTATAATGGTCACCTCATCAAAGATATTTGTCGCTTACATCAGGGGAACAGGATTAGGTTCAGCTTGTAAAGTTTATTATGATTATTCAGAAGATGGCGGTGCTAATTGGGAGGGCGAACAGTCTTATCAAGAGAATGCCGAGGATGATATGCGGTATCTCTCGGCTGGTGCGCCAAGCTCATCCGGCACGGGATTGTTTCTGCCCATCTTCTCCAATGACGACCTAAATGACTTGTTCTGTTCAACAACAAACGCTGTAGCCTTAGCAGTAAATTACGAGGAAAGCGCCAGCGTTAGTGTTGGTGTAGCAGTAAGTGCATCAAGATTACCAAATTATCCCAGGTCGGCAGCGGTCAGCGTGGGTGCTTTGGTTAGCGCTTCTCGCATACCAAATTATCTTAAGCAAGTGGCGGTGAGTATAGGAGTGCTAGTATCACCAAAGAGGGCTTTATCTTTCAATGGCGAAGGTGATTATGTTGCTATTTCTGGCGATGGTGAGCCGTTAGAAAGCCTAACCGATGATGGCAATGATTTCTCTTTTGAGTGTTGGTATAAGCCTAGTGGAACACCCAAAAGCAATGATGGCTATATATTCTTTAGGGCCGGTTATCATCTAGGTTTTTGTCAATCTTTTTATAATATGTTAAATGCCTATCTTTGGTATTTTGATACGACGCCTCTAGGTATATTTTCAAATCTTGTGGCCCAAGTAGGTCAATGGTATCACTTGGTAATGACAGTGGATGAGACCGCTAATGAATTTAAGTTCTATATCAACGGCACTCAATATGGCGGAACAAAAACGATTGCAAAAGCCTTGAGGGATTATGGAACCGCAGACTATAAAATAATGGATGATGGTTCATGGGGTGCTTGGGGGACAGTGGATGAGGTTCTTATTTATAGCCGTGTTTTGATGGCTGATGAAATAGCTTACAATTATAATAATGGGGAAGGCCGCCGAACTCCTTATAACCAAGCCGGTTTGGAAGGCTGGTGGCATATAGATGAGGGCGCTGGAAGCACAATTGCCGACAGCTCAGGTAATGGCAATGATGGCACTATCTATGGTGCAACCTGGGCTGAGGGCATAGTTACTCAAGCCTGGAGGATAGCCGCTTTTGCCCGCAGTGCTGCTGTTTCAATCGGTGCTTTGGTAACCGCAAACAGGCAGGTGAATTACCCCAGGGCGGCATCTGTTATTGTTGGGGCAGTGGTGACGGCTGCTAGGGCATTTGGGGCCGCCGTGAGTGCGGCAGTATCAACTGGTGTTTTAGTCACAGCGTCAAGGGCTGCCGGTTTTGTGCGCTCTGCCGCTGTTTCAATTGGCTCACTTGTCACAGCCTCAAGGGCTATTGGAATACAACGGGCGGCAGCGGTCAGCGTGGGTGCTTTGGTTAGCGCTGCCAGGGCGATAGCCGCCTCAAGGGCGGCCTCCGTTATAACTGGTGTTGTTGTTACAGCTACGCGCTTGCCGAACTATCCGAGGGCGGCGCCTGTAATTGTGGGGGTTGTTATTACTGCTACCAGGGCCGTTGCTGCCAGCAGAGCAGCGGCAGTAATCGTTGGAATTGCCGTCACAGCCTCAAAGATATTTGGTATTGCCAAAGCTGCGGCTGTCAGTGTTGGCACTCTGGTCACGGCAAGCAGAGCGTTTACCATAACCAGGTCAGCAGCACTGAGTGTCGGGGTGCTGGTCAGCGCCACCAGGTCAGCGGCAGTAACCAGGGCATCAAGTGTAATTGTGGGTATTTTAGCTACAGCATCACGCTTGCCTAATTATCCCAGGTCGGCAGCGGTGAGTATTGGAGTAGTTGTCACAGCCAGTCGTGTTTATGCTGCCGTTAGATCGGCGGCGATCAGTATCGGGGTAGTAATCACTGCCAGTGTCACCGCAGCGGCCACCAGGGCGGCAGCAGTGGCTATCGGTGTGGTTGCCAGTGCAATTCGTTCAATTGCGGCGGTCAGGGCTTCTGCTGTCGCTGTGGGCGTTGCTGTAACGGCGTCAGCGCTGAAAGCTAATGTCAGATCGGCGGCGATCAGTATCGGAACTTTGGTGACGGCCTCAAGGCAGTATGCCGCCGTAAGAAGCTCGTCTGTTCTAGTTGGTGTAACGGTTACAGCCTCAAGGGCTGTGGCAATTATAAGACAGTCATCTGTTCTAATCGGGGTAGTTGTCACTGCCACCAAATCATTCGGAAAAGTTACGGCGGCTGCCGTCTCAATCGGCGTCAAGGTTACAGCGTCAAGAATTACTGCTTTTGTTCGCAGTGCCAGCGTGATTGTCGGGGCTGTGGTGACGGCCTCAAGGGCTGTAGCCGCAATCCGCAGTGCTAATGTCATTATCGGCGTGGTGGTGACAGCGGCCAGAAGTATAGCAACCTCCATTAGCTCAAGCGTCAGCGTGGGGGTTTTAGTAACCGCCTCAAGGGCCATAACCTGGGTCAAGTCGGCTGCTGTGAGTATAGGAACTGTTGTTACTGCTGCCAGAACGCTGGCGGCTACAAGGGCAGCCAGCGTGATTGTCGGCGTGGTAGTTACGGCTACAGTCTCAATAGGCGCTTACACTAAAGCGGCTGCCGTCTCAATTGGTGTGGCCGTGACGGCATCAAGGGCGGTTATGCTTACCAGGTCGGCCAGTGTTATTGTCGGCGTTAAAGTGGCAGCCAGCGCTATCATCAGGCGTATATTATCAATTGTGACTACCATAGCCCAGGCCCTTGGGATAACAAGTGACCACTCAACTGGCCTGATTATCACACCGAGTATCTCATCCGGCCTGACGGTAACGGGTAATATAGCGACAGAATATACGGTTGAACCGTCAATCGGCTCTGGCTTGACAATAACGCCTGATATTAAGGGGGGCTAGATGGCATATCAGATAGGTGAGACTATTGTTTGTTCTTGTGTGGTGACTAACAGCGCAGGCACCCAGGTTGATCCTGACACGTCAATGAAAATCACTATTTATGACAGCTATGGTGTGGCGGTGGTTGATAGCCAGGACATGACCAAGGATGATACCGGCGAATATCATTATGATTATACGCCTGCCTCCGATGCCAGGGTTGATGAGGGTGACGACCACCACATTGTGCATTTTGTGGCCACTGACGGTGACCGCGTAACTATAGGCAAAGAGACCTTTGTGCTGGAGAAACGCTAATGAATGCTTATGCTGATGTTGTGACATTCAAATCCCCTGAATATGCCGCTATTACTGACAAGACCGAGCAGGTGCGATTCCGCAAGCTGCTGGAGAACGCCAGCCGCTATCTGGACAAGCGCTGCGGGCGCCATTTCTATTGCAAAGAGGAGACACGATATTTTGATGGCGCTGATAGGCAATTGGTCATTGATGACTTGTTGAGTCTGACCACGATCAAGACTGATGAGGATGGCGATGGCGTATTTGAGAATACGCTGGCCTCAACCGATTATTTCATTTACCCGCTGAACGGTTATCCTAAATACTGGCTGGAAATCAATCCTAATGGTGACTACTCTAGCTTTGCGACAGGTATTCAAAAAGGTGTTGAGATCGTGGGTGTTTGGGGTTATGGTGACAGCGCTACACCCTATGCCGATGCGGGCACAGATGTTAATGGCGCCGTGGCAGCGGCTGACACAACTATCACGGTTGATGATGGTTCGGTATTCGGCGCCGGTATGACCATCAGGATTGATAATGAGCAGATTTACATTGAAAGTATTGAAGCTCATGTGCTGACCGTTCAGCGCGGGGTGAACGGCACCACGGCGGCAACGCATGCTAATGACAGCGATATTTATATCTATGAGTATCCCATGCCGATATATCAGGCATGCCTGGTAATTGCTATGCGGGCTTGGAAACGCAAGGACAGCGCATTTCAGGATGCCGTAGGCAATGCCGAGACTGGCCTGGTGGTGACTTACAAAGACGAGGATCCCAGCGTCAGGCGGGATATTTCACTTTATAAAAGGATGGTTCTGTGATCAGTTTCAAACTTATAGGTGCATCTGTTCTAATACAGAAATTGCAGGACCCAACCACAATAACCAAGCCGCTTGATAACGGAATAAAACGGCTCACGTTACAGATAGAGGCCCTGGTGAAACGGGCCACGGTTGTTGACACGGGCCGCTTGCGGGCAAGCGTAACTCACCAGATAGAACAGAGGGAAGCCTGGGTGGGCACCAACGTGCAATACGCTCAATACGTTGAATATGGCACGCACAAGATGGCTGCCCGCCACATGGAAGGCGGCAGCAAGGTTTTCGGTAAGGGCATGTTCACCTATGCGCTTGAGCAAATTAGAAAGATATTAGGCAAGGAACAGGAAACTATAGCAAAGGACATTCAGGAGGGCTTTGAATGATCAAAGATGTTGGCATTGGCCTCAAGCGTGTTTTAAGGGATAACATTGTCAACCTGCGGGTCTATGCCTTACATGAAATGCCCGACAAGATTAGCGGCCTGCCCTGCGTGATAATCGCCCTGGGCCAGACGAATTATGTGACCGCATTTGAGGCCAGCAGCACATATCACGATATTGACTTGAGGTTGATTATCCTGCTGGCAAAACAGGATAATCCATCGGCTTTTAATAAAATGCTTGAGTATGTTGAAGATGATGGTGACAGGTCAATCCTGGCCGCTATCCAGGCTGACCCCACGCTTGACGGCTCATGCGACCATTGCATCCTGCGGCGCAACCTGGGTATTGGCGTGACGGAGTGGGGTGCAACGGTTTATTTATCAACTGAATTTGAATTAAGTGTATTCTTATAAAATAACCATTGGAGGTTCGGAATGGCTAGATTAGTAGGTTACGGTGGTTGTGTGAAGGTGGCCACAAATACAATCGCGGGGATCAGGGCCTGGTCGCTTGACCAGCATGTGGAAGCCATAGAGACCACGGGCTTTGACAGCAGTGGTAAAAAAGTTTTCACCCCTGGGATCAGCGAATGGTCAGGTTCCTTTGAGGGCTTTAAGGACGGGGCACCGCTAACTATCGGCTCCGAGGTGGCCCTTGAGTTACAGGAAAGCGCCACGGCCACGCAGAAGCACACAGGGCAAGCCATCATTACTGACTTTCACCCAAGCAATTCCGTGGATGGTGTTGTCCTGTATAGTTATGACTTCCAGGGCACCAGCACATTGACCATAGCGACAGCGTAAAAGGAGGCAACCCATGTCAAGATTAGCAGGCTATGGCGGGGCAGTCTTTGTTGCCCAGCAGATAGTTGAAGATTGTGAGGACGCCTGGAATGAGCAGGTTGACGGCGATGTAACGCTTACACTTGAAACCTCCGATGTCAAGGTGGGCAGTGGCTGCCAGAAAATGGTGCAGGCGGCTGGTCTGGCCAACGGTGACATTATGGCCAGTGAGGTTGTCAGCAGTATGGACTTGTCGGGCTATACGGTGCTTTATTGCTGGGCCAAGTCAACAGTTACTGTTGCTGCAGGAACTTATCGGATATTACTTGATAATGATGCTAACTGCGCCAGCCCGGAGGTTGAATGTGACCTGCCAGCCCTGACGGCCAATGAGTGGAAATTCTGTCAGTGCGCAGTTGCAACCGGCGCGTTCAGCGGGGCAAATGCGGTTATATCCGTTGGGATTGAATTGCAGGCCAACGACCCTGGGGCGGCTACTCTATACATTGACCACATAGAAGCCGCCAAGACGGTGGCAGGGATCAGGGCCTGGTCAGTTGATGAGACCATGGAGACGCAGGACGTCACCACATTTGCCGATGGCGGGCACAGGGTATTCCTGCCAACGCTGGATAGTTGGAGTGGCACATTTGAGGGATTTAAGGATGGCGCGCCGTTACCCATTGGAACGGTTATAGGGCTAGAATTGAGGGAAAGCTCAACAGCTACACAGCAATGGCGTGGGTCGGCGATCATCACGGGCAGGCATCCTAAAAACACAGTTGAGGGCGTGATTGAATATGCTTACGACTTCCAGGGCACCCATGCTTTGGAGGCACCGACAACTTAATGCAGATTGATGACCTTGTAACCTATTTGATCAGGCATACTGGATGGTCATTGGAATATATCGGTGAGCTTGAGATTGACACTGCTAATGCTCTGTTTCAAGAAATACAATGGCAGCAGTCTCTGGTTGATTATGACAATGCCAGTATGTTCGCCATGGTTATCGCGAACTGGGCATCAGCTCAGACAAAGAACCGGCGTTTCAAGATAACGGACTTCATTGGTGATAGACCGTCAAGGTCACAGGAGGTAACAATGGCCAAGATAATCGGGCCACAAAAAGAGGTAACAATCACACTTGCCGATGGCAAGGAATATAAACTGACAAAGCTAACTCTGAACCAAGGCGTTGAAATTGAGAAGCGCTTTGGCGAGCCCCTTAATAAAGTCATGGAGAAAGGTTTGTCATTGGAACTGGTGCATTTCATTATCTACCTGATGCTCAAGCGTACTTATCCCAAGATGACTGAAAAATCCGTGGGTGAGCTAATTACACTTGATGAGACTATTTCTGATGTTTACAGCAAGGTTGCTGAATTGATGGGAAGTGCTAATGGCTAATGAAATCAAGATAGTCGTCAAGGGCGAAGATAACGCCTCTGCCAAGTTTAAGGAAATTGGCGCCAGCATTGACACGATGGCCAAGAAGGCCCAAAAGGTCGGCCTGATTATGGCTGGTGTTGGTGTAGCTGTGGCTGCTGCCATGTATAAACTCACTGACAGCTATGCCGAGGCTGGAGATGAGGTCGCCAAGATGGCCAAGCGCACCGGCTTTGCTGTTGAGACATTGAGCGAGTTGCGCTATGTTGCCCAATTGGGCGGCACCTCACTGGATAGCGTTGAAACAGCCTTGAAGCGGATGGCCAGGACAATTATTGATGCCGATGCTGGCATGGAGACTTACCTGCGATCATTTGAGCGCTTGAATCTTGACGTTCAATTTCTCAAATCTATGCAGCCGGAGGAACAGTTCTGGACAATACTCTATGCTATAGCTGAATTACCTGACGCCACGGAAAGGGCAGCGACAGCACTTGAGTTGTTCGGGCGGGCCGGTACTGACTTGCTACCGATGCTGGCTGATGGTAAGGAGGCTATAGACGCCCAGCGCCAGGCAGCGCATGATTTGAATATGGTCTTTGATGAGGAAAGCGCTGCCGCGGCCGAGAAGTTTGTGGATGCGCAAACAACTATCAAGACAGCCCTGCAGGGTATGGCTGCGGAGGTGGTTGATGATCTTATGCCTATTCTGACAGATTTTATCGGCAAGATGACGGAAATTATTGGCAAGATGACGGAATGGGCAGCCGAGCACCCAGAACTGGCCAAGCGTATATTGGAATTTGCTGCCTTATTTGCTGTCGGCGGTATTGTGATCACTGCGATAGCACGGGTTGTTATGGCCATCAGGACTATTATCACAGCCCTAATAGCAATGCATGCATTACTAGGCCCTGCTGGCTGGGCCAAGCTGGCAGCGTCCGTGGGTATTGCAGCGGGCGCGGCCTACGGCTTCAACAAACTTATGGGCAGCAGTGGCGAGTCGGAGGCTATTGACGTTTCAACGGAATTGCCATCATATCAGCATGGCGGTGTAGTGCCTGGGCCAATAGGTAAGCCCGTTCCCGTCATAGCCCATGGCGGTGAGGAGTTCCTGGGTGTTGGTGGCAGTGCGGGAGGTATATCAATTCAGATCGGTTCCTTCATGGGCGATGAGTCCTCACTGCGGGCTTTCACCAGAAAAGTCAAACAGATTATAGGCCAAGACACCAGACGCACATCATTCTCCGGCATCAACAGACTAGAATACTTCCCCGGGAGTAGCGCACCTTGATCACGTATAACTTTTATGTTGATTGGGACAATGAGGACTGGCTTGACTATCCAGACTTCACCGACTCCTATGACGAAATCACAGCCTATGTCAAGCGTTATTACATTGAAAGAGGCAAGGACGTTGAGTTAGGCAACGTGCCATCAGGTACACTTGACCTGACACTGCGCGGCGGCGAAGCCCGTTTCTCACCGCTTAATGCCTCATCCCCTTTGTATGGCAAAATAAGGCCCTGGTTGCCGGTTGCTGTTTATGGGACTGTTGGCGGCGGTGACCCCGAAGTCTTTTATTACGGTTATATTTCAAGGCTTTCAATCAACCCTAACCCAGCGGTCAATGAGGTTTATATCTACTGCACTGACGGCATGGATTTGCTGGCCAGAAATATGGTCACCCAGGATGAGCTAAACAGAAGCCTGATCACTGATGGGGAAGCAATAGAGAAGATACTGAACGCCGCAGGCTGGTCTGTAGGCAACAGGAGTATTGAGACAGATACAGAGGCAGTTGTGAACTATCCGCAGACGGGTGATTTCTAATGGCTATTATGACCAGGTTTGAATATAGCCACACAGAGAACACGGGCGGGTTGTGCGATAATACTCATTGGTATGGCCAAACATTCACGCCAATAGTAACGCATACATTGAGGGAAGTAGTAATCAAGGCATACCGTGACGGCAGCCCTGGCACCTGTCAGGTTGATCTCTATGAAACGTCAGGCGGAGAACCGACTGGTGCCGTCAAGGCCACTGGTACATTTGATGCTGACGTTCTGACAACTGACTCAGCTGGCGAGGAGGTTCATGTGCCAATGAGCAGCTATGAGCTTTTAGAGGGTGTGAAATATGCTGCCGTTGTCAAGGGCACGGCTGCCGGTGACCTGTATGTCAGAATTGAGGTCGTTGTATGATTTTGACTGGTTCGCAAATTTACACTGCTGATTCCGGTACAACCTGGGGAAAAACTGATGACGAAACAGGCACGGATATGTGGTTTGAGGAGTGGGGCGAGACGGTAGTTCATCAGGACGTCCACAGGCAGCGTGTGAGCCTTGAGGCAATACGGAATGTTGAAATCGTCTATGGCGGGCGGTTTTTTATCAGTAAGTCAGGTGTTGCAACTTATCAATCAAGATACCATAGGAGTGGTTGATGTCAGAATTTACGGTTAACGACCAAATGGCCGAGATACGCTATGAGCTTGACGAACGCGAGATTTATAATGACATTCGCAGTGAAATAGGCCTGGTTGTATCAGAGACGGTTGTTGACGCCGACCCTACTTATAAATGGCAGTATTTCAACAAGTGGTTTATGCAGATGGACCCTGGAGACATTGACACGGCGTTGATTATTGCTGACTATGCCAATGCTACGAACTGGACACTGGAAAGCCACAAAGCCGAATATCTCTACGCGTCACAAAATCCGTATGTCAGAGAATACAGGCCATATTATAGTTACTCAATCAAGTTTGAGTCTGTATCATCAAGAATGTATAAGATTACCGTTGAGAATACGGGCTCCGAGATTTGCCATATTAACGCGGTGGTGAAATATAAATACCTGGCCACGGAACGGATAACCCATGAGGAACAGGTGCCCTTGACATTGCAGGTGCGCGCTATAGACACCGATTCCATACAGAAATATGGCAGGCGGGTAATGAACCTCACCTGGTCAGAAGGAACCGAACAGACAGCGATGCAGACGCTGGTTGATGCTTACCTTGAGAAATACAAGGAACCAGTGGCGCGCCTGACGGTGACTATCAAGGGTAGTAATGATACCCTGCGTGAGCAAATAGTCAAGCGTGAAATATCTGATCTTCTAACCGTTGTGTGCACCGAGCTAGGCCTTAATGATGACTGTTATATCAATAGCATTAAAATTGAGGATGACATGGCGGGTATTCCCGTTTGCACCTGGGGCCTTGAATTACAAAGAGCAACGGAGGCCCTGGGCCTGTTCACGCTGGACACCAGCGAACTTGATGGCCCAGACATTTTAGGTTAGGAGGCGGCTTATGTCATGGACAAGCCCTAAAACGTGGTCGGCAGCAGTATTGACCTCAAGCGAAATGAATACTTATGTCAGGGATAACCTGAACTTCCTTAAAACCAACATAGCGCTTGAGTCTGCCACTGAATTGACAATCTCCGGCGGTGCAGTCACAAAGACCAAGGCTTATCACAAGATAACCGTTGAGGGCGGCACTGGATCGGGTAACGATGACCTTGATACCTGCGCAGGTGGAGCGGAGGGCGAAATACTAATATTGCAGGCAACGACCAGCGGTGGTAGCGATACGGTTACGGTCAAGAACGGCACCGGCGCGGGCGCTTTCATTCTAGCTGGCGGTGCTGACTTTGCCCTTGACCATATTGATGATAGGCTGATTTGCATACATAACGGCACCGAGTGGGTAGAAATATCAAGAAGCAATAACAGCTGAGGTGGCATTATGAACTGGTTAGGCAGGTTCTATCAGTGGTTCTGGTTCCTTCGCCTTGTTTCCCATCCCCTTTTATATGACTCTGGATTGGATGATGGGGAACTACAACCTTTGGATTTATGGGAATGTTCATTATG